GCGGTGTTGCCGGCGGTGCACCAGGCCAGCGCCGGGAAGGCCCGAAAAAATCAGCGGCGGTTGTCTTAGCGAATTTCTATCAGGCACGGATGTTGCTGGTTGCATATTCCGTGCCATGCCATTTTGATAGTCTCAGGCTATTTCGTCGCGAAAAGCGCCTCACACACGCCGTTTTCCTCGCCATGCGGGATAGGCCGCACCAGACGAAAAAAAGCCCCGCCGTGTCACCGGTGGGGCTTGGTGCCGCCTCCCGCCGTTGTCTCTCAGCTTGCCAGGCGGGTGCTTCTCAGCTTTTGCGGCGCCCAACAAAAAGCCCGCCTCGGTAGAAGCGGGTTCTTGTGACTTTGCCAGGCGCAGTGGCTGCGCCTTCGAAGGGAGTCAGCGAACGCCCGTCACGATCGCAAACGCGGCCGGGTACAGCGGCGCCACGTCCAGGCGGGCGTGGCACATGAAACCGATCTGGCCGCTGGCCGCGTAGGTCTCCTGCAGCATCTGGACCGACAGCTCCTCGCGCATCGCAATCGCGTACTGCGAGAAATTCCCCACATAGATCTCGCTGCAGTCGTTGGAGGTGCCCACAGTCAGGTTGTTGGGGATCTGGCTGGTGTGCAGCATCTGCATCGTGCTCAGCATGCCAGGGACCTGCAGCGGCTGGCCGGTGCTGTCTGCCAGGGCGCCCAGGCGCACCAGGCTTCGTGGCGACATGATCGCGGCGGTTGGCATCGGGCCATTGGCCTGCAGGATGGCCTGAGTTGCGCTGAACAGGTTCGCATAGCTGCCCAGCGAGGTGCCGTTGGCGCCGTTGCCGACTGCCTGCACGCCTACCGTGTTCAGCAGGCCCCGAATTTCCGGCGCCGTGCCGCTCCCGCGCAGGCCAGCGCGGTCGATCTCCACCGCAAACGCTTGGGCGATGGCTGCCCGGAGAGCGCTTTCGATGTTGACCCCATCGGCCAGCAGCTCGCGCGAGACGCGAACCACAAAGGCCAGGGAGCGCGGTGTCACCAGGACATTGCGGAACGCGGGGTCGGACTCCGCCACCGGGCCATTCTCCGCACGCCATGACGCCACAGGCAGGGTGTTCACCGCGGCAAAGCTGTAGGACTTCGCATCGCCGTTCAGCGGAACGATCGCCGCACCGGCCGTGAGCAGGCTTGAAGCGGGTGCGAGTGCAGCCAGGATGTCAGGCATCACCACCGATGGCACAGCAAAGCCGCCCGCCGTGTCCACACCGACAGACAGCGCACGGGTGGCGGCTGCAGTGGTTTTCATGCGAGCAACACCGCGCAGGAAGTCAGCCAGGCCCAGGCGCTCGCCGCTGTAGGCGGGGAGGTTGCTGTAGTGGCGGCGGAAGTCTGCGGCGGTGCGCAGCATGCGGGCCTCGCCCAGATCGCGGGTGTCTTGCTGGCCCATGCCGATGCTGGAATCAGAAATTGGCTTGGTGGAGATTTGGCGAATCAGGTGTTGCTGAAACTGCTCAACGGTCTGGCCTTCTTGAATGGCTTTCATCGCCAGCTCGGGCACGCCCGCGCCGGTGGTGGCCTTGGCAATGGCGGCAATTTCTTTGGCGTGGTCGCGTGTTTCGGTGGTGTTTTCCATGATGGTTTCTTTCGGGAGGTTGGGTTTTTTGAGGGTGAGGGTTGCGCGGGGTGGCTTGGGAGTGGCTTCGGTGGATCGGCCAATGCCGACCGTGGCATCAGCGGGCACACTGACCAGGGAAACTTCGAACGGCTCCCAGTCGGTGACGCGGTAGGTTTCCACACCGTCCACGGTCTCGACCAGCTGCGCCTTGTGGATGAGGTAGCCGACCGACACGTTTCGGCGGATACCGTCGCGCACGTCCTGCCAGACCTCCTCTGCCCGGGCGCTTTTGCCAAAACGCACCACGGCACGGGCTACACGGTCCGCACCGATCTCGACAGATTCGACAACGCCCACCACATCGCGGGTGTCGTGGTCGCACAGCAAATTGGCGCCGCTGCGCAAACGCCCTTGGCGCATGCTGGCTGCCGTGGTGTCCAGGATTTCGACGCCCCAGTAGCGCTCGTACGGCTCTTCACTGGCGAAGGCCAGCGCGGCGGTTCTGGTGTCTTCGTTGATGGCCGATCGATCGAACAGCAGCGCACGCTCGGCGCGGCCCTGATCGAGATGGCGTGCAATTGAATCGGGAATGTTCATAAGCAGCTCCATGGTCTGGCGCGGACCAAAACGGAAAAGGCCGCGCCGATAAAAAACACACCGCTTGCGCGGTGCACGTTTTCGATCAGCGCGGCCCGGTCCAGGAGCTGCAGCTTTCTCCATTCTTCAGACCCCCCAGCAACCAAGCCGGGTTCAGGATTTCAGAGCTTGTAGCCTCCCGGCGTCTCTGACAATCCAGTTCTGAAGAACTCGATGTGGCGCGCATCGTATCACAAAAATACGCGCTTTTCAAGCCCTCAGTGGCGGGCCTTGTTGATCGCGGCGGCTGCCAGGCCATGGGCGCCGGTCTGCAGGCTGGCCAGGGTGTGCCGGGCTTGGTCGACGCCAAGCAAAACGACCGCCTGAACCACCGCTGCCTCGGTCGCGTTTTGGGCTGGGCTGGCGAACCAGGTTTGCAGCTTGCCGTCGCCGAACAGGGCGATGACAAGCACGCGGGACTCGGCAGAGTGCCAGCGCACTGCCTGAGCGCCTTGCTGCTCAGCCTCAGCCACCAGGGCGGCAAATTCGGTGCGCTCGGAGTCAGATAGAAAGTTTTCAAGTGTCAGCATGTTGGCTCCTTGGTTCCTGGGTGTGTGAAAGTGCTGCAAACCCGCGCGAAAGGTTTTCGAGGGTGCGTTCGATTTCCGATGCAAGTGCGGCTTGAATGTGGTTTTCGCTGCGTCCTGCAAGCGCTGGCGCGAGCTGAGCCGGCAAGGCCTCGAGACTGGTGCGCATCGTTGTCGCGGCGTTTGCGATGACCGCCACCACGTCTGCGGTTCTCAAGAGCTCGCCAGTTTCCTTTTCGTAGGCGATGCGTGCCATCTCGGCTTGGTAGTGCTCTTTTCTGTCGCGTGCATCCCGGTATGCCTGAACGCCAGCTTCCTCATCATCCCGGTCTGGGTCGAACAGATCCACATCCTCGGGTGCGGTTGGCTGTTCCACCGTAGCGCCAGCGGTTGATGGCTGCTGGCTGGGCTGGGTATCCCTGCGAATGCCTTTCATGCGGCCGGTCTGCAGGTGCCTTCGGCGCCAGCGTGAAGCACGTTCAACGGTGTCGCTGGGCATCCCGCGCCGGACCAGCTTGGAAACCGCGGCTTGGGATATGCCCAGGGCCTCGGCAAGTTCTTTTTGAGTCATTTGCAAAACCTATCGATATAAATTAACGGATATTCCATACCAATCACCTATTTATTCACGTGGCTAACTACATAGCTCACGGGCTGTGAATGACCCGCAGTAGGTGCACATGGGAAGGACCCAAACCGGGGGGTCGCTGCGCTTGCTCCACTTCCTCGGCTTCCTACGCTTCCGATGTGTTTCCATACCCTTACGCGTGCGCGTGTGGTTGGCCCTTTTCCTGTTTCCTTCTTTTTCACGTGGAGGTGAAAAGGGAAGGAAGCGGAGGAAGTTGAGGAAGTACGCGGGTTCTGGCCGGGTGTCTTCTCCAGCAGCGGGGGAAGCGGGGTATGCAGGACGGTGGCCAGCTTCATGCCAGATCACCCTCGGTGCGAGCAAAGCGGGCCAGGCAGGGCTCGAATGCATCCACGCTGGCGCGGGCGAATTCATGGCGCGTCACGCCTGGCAGAGGGCCAGTGCCAGCGGGCATCCACAGCATGATGGGCACACCAGGCTGCCCATGGCTGGGAGCGGTCTTCGCCTTCACCAAGCGCGGCCCTGCGTACTTGGCTACCGCGCTTGTGAACACCGGCTGGTTGGCGTAGGAGCGCTCGCCCTGCTGGCGTGCCCAGCGAGTGAAGGCGCGGTAAAGCTGGCTGGTGCTGCAGGGCCACAGGGGTAGATCGAGGTCGTTGGCAAGCCAGTCGCGAGCAAAACGCTCGGATGGCCGCAAGCCCAGCTCCTGCACATCGTCCTTGGCCGTGGTCATGGGTGGCGGCGTGTGGGCGTGGAAGTCGCCCAGGTCCAAGCTCAAGAGATGTGACATGAGGGCGCGGGCGCCGCCCTGATCCAGCCACCGACGCACGCGGTTGTAAAGGTCATCGGTGCGTGGTGGCGGCGTCCAGAACACCGCATGGCGGCGATCATCGGCCTCCAGCGCCAGGGGGCGGTGCTCGTTGCTGAGGAACACCAGGTTCAGGCAATTGCGCTCGGCGCGAACCGCCATGAACTTGGATTCGATCAGCAGCTCGTCGCTGGTGATGAGGTTTTTCAGTGCGTTCTTGTGGTGTAGCGCCTCGCCAGTGGCCACCACCTCTTCGGCCAGCGCAAACAGTTTGCGGCTGGCCCAGTCGTTGTATTTGCTGTCGAGCTGGTGCTGGCCGATGGTGGTGGCGTATTGGCCGTAAATCTGTCGCAGCGGCTCAAAAGCCAGGCTCTTGCCTGAGCCTTGGGGCCCATGCAACACCAGCGCGGTAGCCAGCTTGGAGCCTGGCTTCTGAAGGGGCAGCGCCAGCCAGCGCAGGACGTGGGTGCTGTGCAGGCCTACTAAGTGGTCGATCAGCTCCAGGAAGGGGCTCACGTCGCCCTGGCGGGGCTTGAGTGGCCAGCCGGTGAACTGGTTCAGGCCCCCGGATGGCACCTCTTTGCCGCTGGGGTCGAACACGATCGCCTCAGGCGGGATAACGCGGCGATCATGGGCGGCTTGCCAGTCCCTGACCATTTCACGCGAGTAGATAAGCCTGAATGCGGCCATGCGCATAGGGACCATGTTCCAGGCGTCCCAAACTTCGTCGCGTCCGTAGACCAGCACGTAGCGCAGGAGCATTTCTTCGATGTCCTGTGCCAGCAGGCGGTCACCGCACACCAGGGCCTCTGGCTTGGCGACCTCAAGCGGATCGGGGTGGAGTGCTGCTATTCGCTTGGCGTGGGTCATGGCGCGTCTCCCGTCAAAGCCCTTTTCCGGCTCTTCGGGTGAGGGTTTCCGATGTTTGCATTGATCCACCCCTTGAATGCCTGCACGGGATAGAGCAGCGTGCTCCCCACCAGTACAGACGGTGGTCCTTTGCCTGCATTGCGCAGCTTCACCAGGGTCTCGCGGCCCGTGCCGGTAAGAAGCGTCACGTCGCGAGTGGTGAAGCAATCCAGCTCACGCGCCATGGCCGTCACCCGGGCCGAGATTTCGGCGTCGGTGACCATGGCAGTTTTTTCTTGGTTGGTCATTGCGTGGAACCTCCACGCAAACGCAACCAGGCGGTTACGTCCGATGCCACCCAGCGAGTGCACCGAACGCCATCTTTGATGGGCGCCGGCATCGCCCCTGCCGCCACTTTGCGCCGGATTGATGACTCTGACAGGCCGGTCAGTTCGATGACTGTTTGAATTTTTAGCCGCGCGTCAGGTATCTGAGCGGCGGCCACTGTTTGCCGATGTTGACGGCTGTTTCTGATTGCTTGTGATTGCATATTGCACCCCATGAATGAACATGGGGCGCATGGTCTACCGGCTGCCTCGTGCTTGGAAGTGACACACGATTTCAGGTGTCCGCCAATCCGGCACAACGGCTACGAGCGGCGTGATTTTGACCTTGTGACGGTTCGCCTCACGTCGCCCTCATCCTTTTCGAGGTGGGCGGCAAGGGCTCGAATTGCATCCGCTTCGCTCACGTTGTTGACCTTCATGTACAGCTGAACTCGTTTCCACAGAAAGTCCTTTTGCTGTGGGTGGCGTCCCGCTGTAATCGTCTCGCGCCATTCTTCACCAAAGCCCTGGGCCTCGGCTCTTCTTTGTGCCTCCTCGGCCAGGATCGCTTTATTCCGCTCCTTTGTGAAGTGTGGGATGAAAACATCAAAATATTCATCGAGATGGCCAGGTGCTATGTCTTGAATGACCTGTACGCGCGCCAGAATTTCAATGACGTGCTTGACGTCGGGGAATAGGCACTCAGACACATCCCCAGCGCCAAGGGCAGTGGCGACCTTTTCAAGCTTTTCGGCGTCTATCTGAAACGCTGGCTTCCGCGTCTCTGTTTTCTCATGGTTTCTCATCTCGCCCCCTTCACGGTGCGGCCCTCATAAGGTGCCAGCGCCAGGCCGGTGAAGGTTTCCGGCTTTTCGCCCTTGAGGATCAGCCTCGGGCTAGGCGTGGCGAAACTCTCGGTCTACATCAGGCCCAACTCGGCCATGGATGTGACCTCGCGCCCGGTCACGATCATGTGGTCCAACACGCGAACATCGATCAAGGGTTTCATCGGCCCGGCTCGGTTCCGCTGATCCGCTGGGGTGGTTATGCGCCAGGATCACGGCCGCCGCATGGTGTTTCAGCGCCGCCCGGGCTATCTCACGGGGGTACACGCTGGTTTGTCCCAGGGTGCCAGCGAAGGGGGTTTCAAAGGCAATGGCGCGGTTTTGGTTGTCGAGGTACAGCACCGCGAACACCTCCATTTTTTCGGCGCCCAAGTGCAAGCGCAGAAAGTCGCGCACCGCGTGCGGGCTGTCGAACGCGGCGCCGGGCTCCCCCAGGTAGCGCCCAAGGATGGCCAGGGCGGCGTCTACGACGCTGCGTTCGTGCGCAGGTATCCCGCTGCAAAACGATGCAGGCCCGGCCCCGGCGCGGTAGCAGGGGGCCAGCTCGCGGGCCTTCGCTCGGTTGCGGGTTGCGGGCCGGGGTGTTGCAGAATTCGTGTCAGCCATGATCGAGGGTCCGTTCTTCGGTGGTGGTCAGGCGGGGCCGATGCTGAGAACATCGGCCCCGCCGCCTTTTGTGCCCAGCAAAAACCGCCGCTGGGCATGGCGGTATTCATGCGCGAAGGGCGATCACGTCCGCGCCTTTGCGCAGCTTGTCCAGGTAGTCCGCCCACTCGTTCATCATCTTGCGGCGCTGCGCCAGGTAGGTGGTGCGGTCGTAGGCCATGCCCAGCGGGCCAGACTTTCCGTGTGCGAGCTGCGCCTCGATTACCTCGGGGTCGGTCTCCAGGTGCTCACCCAGGATCGTTCGCGCCATCGCCCGGAATCCGTGCGCCGTCATCTCGCTGTTGGTGTAGCCCATGCGCCGCAGCGCGGTGTTCACGGTGTTGTCAGACATGGGGCGTTCCCCCGTGAGCAGGCTGGGGAACACGTAGCGGCCGGCGCCAGACAGAACGTGCATGCGCTTGAGGCAGTCGACGGCCTGAGGCGCCAGGGGCACCAGGTGGGGCTTGCCGGTGCGCTTGCCTTGAACGGTGCGTTTCATTGAGGCGGCGGGGATGGTTAGCATTCCACCGACAAGGTCAACCCAGGCCCACTCCATTTGCCGGATGTTGCCCGGCCGCTGAAAGAGCAGGGCGCTCAGAACCAGCGCTTCGCGTGTCGTTGGGTGCCCTTGGTAGGCATCAATGGCGCGCAACAGTTCGCCGGCCTGCTTGGGCTCCAACACGGCGGCCATGTGCTTGACGATCACCGCCTGCAGTGCACCGCGCAGCGCATGGGCGGGATCTTGGGTGCACCGCCCTGTTGCCATGCCGTAGCGGAACACCTGGCCAGCGTATTGACGCAAAGAGTGGGCGGTTTCGTTCTTGCCCCTGGCCTCCACGCGGCGCAACGTTTCCAGCAGCAGCGGCGGCGTGATGTCGGCAATCGGGAGCGGGCCGATCCATGGGAAAAGATTCGCCTCTTGCAGCCGAATCCACTTCGTGTGGTGCGCGTCACTCCACTCCTTGACTTTCAACTTGTGGAATTCGCGGGCGACCTTTTCGTAGGTGGTGCCCGCGTTGACGCGGGCGGTGGCCTTGTCGATCTTGCGGCGCTGTACCGGGTCGCTGCCCTGTGACAGCAGCTTGCGAGCGTCATCCCTGGCAAAGCGCGCCTCTTTGAGCTTGACAGCGGGGTAGGTGCCCAGGGAGAGCCGCTTTTCTTTGGCGTTGAAGCGGTATTTCCAGAACCAGCGCTTCGTGCCGTTGGGCGTCACCTCGAGGTACAGACCGCCGCCATCGGTGAATCTCAGACGCGGCTTGTCGTCTGGGCAGGCGGCGGCTTTGCAGGCAATTTCGGTCAGCATGGGGGAACAATCCTTGTGGAAGCGGGCGTTTTTGCCCGGTTCCCCCAGTTTTTACCCCCAAACCGATTGCGCTGCAATGACAGCGACTGACTGAACTTGACGGCTTATTTTGCCGTAAGTTGTTGATTTTGTTGGGTTTTTGACCGTTTATGACGGTACATGAAAGCCAAAAATGGAGCGGGTGAAGGGAATCGAACCCTCGTATGAAGCTTGGGAAGCTGCCGTTCTGCCATTGAACTACACCCGCGCAGACGAATTTTAGCG